AAAGGCGGCCCTGAATAGACCGCCTTCAAAGGCGGCCCTGAATAGACCGCCTTCTTCAAACAAAAATATAAAATAATCCATGAATATCAACCTGAACAGGGTTGCGATCACATACTATTTATACGAACATATAGTATTATAGTTTCAGAAACCTATAGGTTTTTCAGTATTTCTGAGGTTTATTACATGTGTTGCGTAGTATATAATATGTAACACTAAGCAATTAGTTTCAAATAAAAATTTAAAATGAACGGATTAAGAATTAAAGAATGGAATCAAAACCCTCGCTATTTAGTACGCGATGATGGTAAAGTATATGACACTAAACGTGAGATATTAGTACCTGCACATTTAACAGGTGGCGATAATGCATCTAAAAGATATGAACGATACAGTTTATTGAGCGCTGAAGGTACTTATGAAAAGGTTTACGCACACAGAGCTGTAGCAATTCATTTCTTAGAAGAGACATATGAGACTGGTTTAGTGGTAAATCATATCGATCATGATGTGACTAATAACAATGTTGAGAATCTAGAATGGGTAACACAGAAACAGAATGTTTCCAGAGCCGCTGGTAGATCAAATAAGACGGCGATTAACAATGATACTATTAGATTGATCAGATCATTAAGTGAATCAGGAGTATCCGCAGTCAAATTAGCTGCTAACTTTGGATTACAATATCTACGAATATTAAGAATAGTAAATTATAAAACTTATAAGAATGTACTTCCGGAGAATTACCGCATGTACTAAACAATTCAAACCTTATTTAAAAGATAAAAGAGAGCTTTAAGCTCTCTTTTTTAGGGTTCTTCATTTATATTAGGTTCGATATAATTATCGCCATCACCATCTTCGTCATTTTTATCATCACCTCTTATTTGATCTACTAATTTTCTTGATCCAGAAATGAAACTAGTTAAAGTCTTTATGATATTAATATTAAGTATTAAGTCAATGTTTTCGATAATACTCTTACCTTCGACTATTACGATGACTAGAGCGACGATCTTAGTAGCGACTAGCTGAATAGAAAGAAAGTTTAACATTACATCATTAATCATCACCATATCCAGCACGTAGACTGTTATAACAGCTAGCTGATAGATCAGCATTTTGATTACAGTTTGTGCTAGTTTTCTGCTAGTTATTCTGGTTTTCTTAACATGCGACCTTAATATTCCTAAGATCATATCAACTATTACTAGTAAGCCGACTGATATTAATATTGATTGTACAGGTGCTAAAAATATTATAACGCTAGCTGTTAATATCTTAAGGCAATTCACAAGTGAGATAGCCTTTAAAAAACTTATTATCATTGTTTTGAGTTTATATTTAAGTTTGGTTAGTGACAAATTGACACTATGACATTGTTCTAGATGCCAATTCGTTTTTAATTAACAGTCTAACATATGTTGATAGGCTTAAAGGTTTACACATGTTGTCGATTGAGGCCTGATTTATTAATTGGTATAGGGTTCTCAAGTCAGATGGTAGTAAAAGTACTTGTATCTTCTCTGTCAATTTTTCATTACTTTTATTTAAAGGCATGATCAATTTTTATTTTTGTAAGTGTTTAATACATTATCAAACCAGAATCAAATGCAGTTTTAGTTGTTGGAAGTGTAAGACCATCCTGTGAAGAGTATATTGAGAAATCACTGCTGTTATCACATAAGTACTTAATTAAAAGTTCTTCGTGTACTTCAGCACGGTTTCTTATTTCATTCATCATAAATTTAGTCTCACTGAATCCTGCAGGCTGGGCATTATCATCACTGTCAACCATTAAGCCTTTAGCTCTAAGATTATATTGGATGAATGGTACGCTAAGAGCAAGTGCTCTCCACATAATTGCCGGCTGAATGTATGTAACTACTAAAGCTTCTTCAACTGTAGATAATGTTTGTGCGTCGTATTTAGTTTTAATGTCTTCCATGAATTCACTGCCCATAATTGGGCGTAAATACAAGTTCTGTGCCCCATCGACACCTGGGAAGATATCTTTCATCTGCACATTATCTGTTAATGGGCTATTGTTCTTTATATAAGTTTCTGTTATTAATCTAGTGTATAAAGCCATGATTTAAAGTTTTTATTTTATTAATTTAATTAAACCTTTTTAGCAGGAGCTGCTTTCAGAAAACTAGGTCTACGTTTAATAGCTACATGTCCTTTGATGTTTAAGGCATCTAGGATATCATTTAAATATTCTTGTAATGTATCCTGTGCATTATCTAACCAAATGTCTCTAAACAGTTCGTACGCATCGTTAAGTTCACTAGTAGCTCCCAGTTTACCTGCAGTACTAATTCCCATAATTACCGGGTTAATAGTATGTGCATAGGCTACGTTTCTAATGATGTTTTCTTGACTTGCTGCGAAACTCTTATCTAATTTGTTAGGCTCAGCCATTGTAATATCAGGTGATAACTCTTTACCATTGCTAGTAAATACTAAAACCTTACCACTATTTGCAGCTGAAGAAAAGTGAGTTCTTAAACCTTGTACAAATTTTTGATTCTCTTCTTCGTTAGATGCCTTTTCATAAAGCTTGATGATAGCAGAAGGGTTGATTGAATTTTCAATGTTTTGTTTTTGGAAGAACGCGATTTCACTATCCAACCATATCCAGTTAGCTGCAGTTGAATAAGAAGGTACAGCATAGCCTACATAACCAGGTCTCTCTTCATTAAATTCTAGTAACTGAACTTCATCTTTAGTATTGTACTTGTCATAAGCTGCTACTTTATTCCATTTACCTCTACGGTCCCAATTTTCGTTAACATAGAATACTTTATGTGAGTCATTAGCACTTTGGCGAACAAATTCTGCAGGTATAATTCTCTGCAATGACATTGTGTCACCAGTTCTTTTAAGTTCTATGTAAACTCTTTCATGTATAATCCATTCTTGTACAAATCTCTTAAAGAATTTACGATTGAATTTATTTTCTAGCTTCTTTTGCTGGATAGTAGCTTCAACTTTACCTATTCCTTCAGGAGTAATGATTACTTCAAGTCCATCACCCATAACTGATTTAGTTTTAAAATCAATAATAGCACTGTGGAAAGGGCTACCGTTATACATCTTCAATAAGAATTGAGGATAAAGGTTATCGATACCAAACGGTAGCCAGAAACCAGAGCCTTTAACTATCTCTGGATTACTTAGATTATACGTTGGGTTAAAATTATATGCGTGTTCTCTCTCAAACGTTTGAGAATCCATTATCGACTCAGCCTGCTGAGGAGTTTGGTTTCTACTTAGATTAAAACCTAATAATTTCATTTTAATTTAATTTTTTTATTGATAGACAGGGTTAATATCTAGGTCACCTTTAAGGTACACTTTACCTTGTTCTACTTGTTTTATAATATCTAAGTTATCTATATTGAAAGGAGTCGCTCCATTTAGTTCTAATGCATAGTAGGTATAGCTCCCAGTCGCGGGTAACCATGTTATTGCGTTTTCAATATCAATATCTTCAATATCATTAACTAGCTGTACAACATATAAGTCATATCTACCAATTGATGTTGATGTGTTATCAGTTAATAATGCAAAATATTCCTGTGAAGGTGACGAATCTCTAACCATTTTCAATAGAACTGGGTTAGACGCATCAGTCATTAATTCAGTAAAAGTCACATAAACATTATTAAGTGAATCAGTGTTTAATATGATCATAACATTTGTTATTTTAGTATTTAGTATTGCAACTCTAAAAAGGTCCCGTGCTAAGCATCGGGACCTTTGAATTACTTAATTAAACAGTTTAATTAATTATGATTATACTAATCCGTTTATAACAGTTTCGTTAATCTCTAGTGCAGGGCTAACATCTTCACATGTGAATGTAAGTGTGTAACCATTAAGGTCAGCCTTAGCCGTACCTGATCCGCCGTCATTACCTGTCAAATATGCTTTATCATCTCCAGTTCCGAAGGCCCAAAATAGACCATTTGAATCTTTAACGAATATCGTTAAACCTGGTTGTCCAAGAGCAATCAAAAGTAAACTTTGGCGCTTTGCTGCCTCACGTCTACTCAATTGAATAGTGATCACTTGACTATAAAAAGTCGAGCTGTTTTCTAAACTTATTGTAGAGGTCTCTACGTAATTGCTAGTATTAGGATTAAATTCAAATTCAACAAAGGTATCCGCTCCAGACGCTAAATCAGCAGCTGTGATTATACCTGCAGTAGTATCGATTGAAGTTTCATCGATTTGATCTCCATTATTGATCCACATCTTAACAATACCACCTAAATTAGAGTCGCATGACTTAAGAATCTCTGTAATTGTATTACATGCCATTTTCTTATTAATTTTTTTATTGAGTTAGCACAGTGCTAGCAGATTGCTAGCACCAGCTTCCTCGTTGTGTATCGTTTAAACAACTATTATGCTGCTGAATACCAAACAATCTCTTCAGATATTAGGTAATCTACTCCGAACTTGAATGAACCTGAAATACGTACAGTTCTAGTTCCTGTAATCTTAGCCTGTGGAATTACTTCAACAGTTTCTTCGTCTGACAATAGGTCAGTTAAAAGTAAGATATTCTTAGATACTGCAGCAACCATGTCAGTAGCTGGCATACCTTCAGATCTAACTAAAGGAATTCCTAAGAAGTTAGGCTCTTTAGCTCCAACATAGTATGCTTCGCTTGACGCGTTAGCAATTGCTTGCTGGTATAGTCTCCAGATGTTATCTGAAACATAAAGCTTAAGTTCAGGGTTAGTAAGTACAGTTGTAGGAATCAAGTCATAAACCGCGCTCATCTCTGAAATAACGTTTGATAATGTAATTCCTTCAGATGCAGGTGCTACATCGATAACTGATGCATCAGCTGCAAATTTCTTCAAAAGACCGTCACAGATTTCAGTTGGATAAGTACCAGAATCGGTATTACCTTGCCATACTGCGATCTCTAAATCGTTTTGGATTTGCTTACCAACTTGTGTTAACATATAGTCAACGAATTCTGCTGGTGCAACTTCGCCGTTCATAGAACCTGGACGTAGTAATTCACCTAAGAAGTTGTTTTCAAAAGTAGTTTCACAAAGTTCAAGTTGAATGTCTTTTGAACAAACTTCTAAATCTTTCTGATCAAGTACTCCTTCACCTGATGGTGTCCAAGTACATCCAGCATCCTGAATTACTTCACCTGCATCGTAACGAGGCATTTTGATTTTAGACTTAACTCCAGGAATAACACGGAATGTTGATTTACTTGAACCGTCTAATAGTGCTTTTGAATAAAAATCCAACGCATCCTTACCTTCGTAAGTAGTGTTATCTGTTATTGCAAATTTAATATTTTTCATGTTAATAATTTTTTTTAATTTTTAATATTTATTTATTAAGGAATTCCTTAATAGATGTTAGACGATCACCGGTGTGATTCGTAAATTCTACATGAGCCGCTTCATCATCAGCTTCTTTTCCAGCTAATATTGCTTCAATAGCTTCTAATCTAGATTCTAAGCTTGCAATTTTTTCAGCCAATTCGTCTGGCATTTCAGTTTCTTCAACTTCTTCAGTTTCTTCAACCGTTTCAGTTTCTTCAACATCTTCTACCATTTCAGTTTCTTCAACCGTTTCAGTTTCTTCAGTTTCTTGAACACCTTCTACCATGTCGTTTACTTCTGTAATGATGCCATCAACTACTTCAATTATAACTGACTCTGTAGGTATTTCATATAGTCCATCAATTACTGGTACTACTTCTCCGTTTGCATCTACCATTGTTGCAGGCTGGTCAACCTCTAATGCTTCAACTATAATTACTTCATTTTCAGATGAAACTAATTCCGTTTCAAACTTCTTCAAAGTTTTATTGAAGCGCTTAACTGTTTTAAAACCAGTTGCAAAGAATTTTTTCTTTTGTGCCATTACGCTTGTGTTATTTTTATTTATCTCATCTTCAAACTCTTGCTTAATAGTACTAATGCCCATTAAACCTTCAATAGAAAATCCAATCTGTTCTTTTTCTTTAATAACCTTATTCCAAATATCATGATCTTCGATCTTAGCAGCGATCATTAATGTACCAACTGGTAAATTAAAACCATATAGGCTACTCTTATCCTTTTCACTATCTTCAACGATCCATGCTTCTTTTACGAAAGCTTTAACTGGCTTATTAATATCATGTTCTAAATTAAATTGAACTTCTCTAACTTCACTGTTAAACTTTTCTAGCATTTGATCAATAGTATCTTGCTGAAATATAACGAAAAACTCACGACCACCTTCATTACGATAGAGTGGTTTGTTCGGTATGATAGCAGGGCCGATGATCAACCTCTTATCAGCATTGAATGCTAATTCCATAGGTGCATCATCTTTATTAAACCTTAAAGCTTTAACTTGAATGGCAGGCGTTTCCGTAATGGCTATCATATTGATGCCACTCTCGAATAAGTCTGGGTCGAATGTTATATTGTATATAGGTAATTCCATCACTTAATAGTATTATTATAAAGGGTTTGTTAACATTATATTACTGATTCAGCTACGTCAGCTTTAACAAAGTACTCGAATGAGTTCTCAACTCCACTCAATTCAATGTCATAATTAACGCCAGAATCTTTAGTACCGGCATTGCCACCATTAACACTATCTATGTTTAAACCATTATCTCTACCTAGAAGAACCCAGTCGCCACTTACGGTTTCGACCATGGCTACTATATTAGGGTTACCATTCAGGTAAGTATAAATTGCGTTATGTGTGTCTCTACGTCTTCTATTAACTTTGAATGTTATTGTCTGTGCATACTCTTCAATGCCTAAGAAATCTTTAGAATAACTAACATTATATGAGGCTGAGTTGGGGTTTAATACTAGTTCAACGAATTCTGTACCAGACGATAGTGTTAATACATTTATCCAATAATCTGTACCATCAATAGTATCAATGTCTTCTAGTTTAACTAGGAAAAGTCTACGAATTCCGCCTAGGTTACCCAAACATGATTTATCGATTCCTTCTAATGTATTGCAACTCATTTGTTTAATGTTTTTTTCATAGCTAGCATATTGAATACTAATAATAGTGGCAAACTTACCACTTCGTTAAATTTAGTAATATCATCTTGACAAAGGTCCATTATTAGTGATTCCCATGCGAACTTATTATTTCTTTCTTCTAGAAGTTGGGCATGTTTTTCCGAAACTGAGATATCTTCCTCAACCGGTTCATCACCTTCTTCAACTCCTCTATTAAAGAGTTCACCATTAGACTCAATGAAATTAGTACGCCATTTAAGTATTTCATGTAATGATGTACGTGTATGATCAAATGGGGTGTCTATTAGTAATGCCTTTCGCTTCTCAACGTAATTGCCCCATTCTTCCCATTCATCGGCCTTAAGTTCCCCATCAACCTTATCTCTATAGATTAATACTATTATGGCTAACCAATCCTTGTGTTGGATATAATAATCTAAATCAATCCACTCACCTAATGTTAACAAGTTGAAAGGCCTTTTATATAGAGTCATACCATTGATTGATATAGACTCTTCAGCTTTAGGTTGCGATTGTAAATA